AGTTACGCAATATCTACCATTATAACGGTCTAAATCACCTAGACCTTCCACATACTCATAATCTTCAATAAACGTTCCCATAGGGTCTGTCAGACCGCTTAGAATGGACGCTCTAGATGCTTTTATTCTATAACTACTAGCTGGTTGAATATATGAGTTATATGGGTTTTGATTTTGTCGATCTTCAAATCCATAAGGTCCATATATGGGATGTCCATCATATGCCCAACCTATAATAGGAGAATGTCCTGTAGGAGTCTGTTCTATCCATGGAGAGGGATCTTGTACAGTAGGAATTCTAGATTCAATACTATCTCCTAGGTAATATCTAAGATTATCTGGAGTGTAGAAGTATCCATATTCACCAGCATATATTCCAATATTTTCTCCTCTTACAACTGTACCGTTAGCATCGTCTACAATTTTTCTATCTGAGAAAACAGCATTAGGATCATTCTTTTTAATCTCATCTGCAGTTGCTGCTTCGTTGTAAGTTAACTCAGTTAAATTGGTTGTAAAGTTCGCACCATCACCAGGATAAACAATATCAATTTGAGTATTACCTGTTGTATACCCAAGTCCTTTATTTGTTACTGTAACTGATGTAACTTGTTTGCTAGTTGGATCTACAACAGCAAACGCAGTAGCACCAACTCCATCTCCAGTGATAACAACGTCTGGAGCACCAAAATAATCTGCACCACCAAATGTAACAATAATACTCTCAATCTTTCCGTTAAGTATAGATGCATAACCTACAGCACCACTACCAGATTTTAAAGCAATGGGTGGTTCGTAAGTATACTGAGTTCCTGGATCTGTAATGCTTATTGCATTAATCGGTCCACGTACAACAGCATTAGCAGCAGCACCTACACCGTTACCACCACTAATTGATATGACAGGTGCACCTGCAACTTTTGTATAACCAGCACCTGAATATGTTACCGCAATACCAGTTACCCTACCATCAGTAATTTGTGCGACTGCAGTTGCTTGTGTACTGTTAGGTGCACCACCACCAGTAATAGAAACGATAGGTTGAGTGGTATATCCCCCTCCACCGTTAGTTACGTTGATAGCAATAATTCTACCATCAATAATAGCTTCAGCAGCTGCACCTAAACCTAAAAATTCCCAATCAACAGTTCCATGTGTAACAGCACCACCTACATGTGTTGGGTAAGTAGTTGTACTACTTGTGCCAGGATTCTGTGCCCTATACCTTCGCACAGTACCACCATCATCATGTTTTACAACAATACCAGTAGCATAACTTGTATTCAACTTATAGTCGGGTTCAAACTCAACTGTAGGTGGGTTTTCGATGTCATATCCGTCTCCACCATTAACTTTTGTGATAGAAGCAATTCCACCAAACTTTTTAGTAGAATCTCCCTTATATGAGAAAAATGGAACTCCATTTACACCAATTCCAACTTGTCCGATGGGAGTTGGTGTTTTTGTACTTTTTGTTGAAGGAACTAATGGAATTCTCTTCAAATATCGTTGATTTCCTGGATCTGCATCACCTACAGAGAAAGGACCTATTTTATGTGATGGAATACCTGTACTAGCAACTATTGCATGGTCAGATGACTTATATACGTTTTGTACATCAGCAGTATACTGAGAAATTAAGTTATTGATAGATGTGTAGAGACTTGTTCCAAATGCAAATTCTCTAGAGATGAAAAACAAACCATCTGTCTCTAATATAGGTTGAGTAGGTGCACTACCAAGAATAAACTCAAATTTGAACTCATCTATAATACCAACAACATCATGTTCGTTATTATAGATGTCTTCAGCAGCATTTAGGATTCTAACCTTGTCATCTCTTCTTAAACGATGTTTTTCTCTAGTGGTAACTGTAACACGAACAGAACCATCAGCAGCAGGTGATGCCAACTCTGCTGTAACCCCTCTAAGTGCTTTTCTAACGTTATATTGGAAGGAACTATAGATTGGGTCAAGACTATCAAAACCAGGTGCTCCAGGCGTTGTAACTTTACTCTTAGGAAGGTAATATTTACCACCAGTTCTTAGACTAACTCCTCTTGTTCCACCAAAGACTTTTATTTGAATATCAGACCCATCTACGTTACTTTTACCGTAAATTCGGAATGCAGCAAACGCTTCTTGACCTGCAATATGCTCATCAGAGGTTGTTCCCTCTCTAGCACGAGTACATCCTATAAATTGGTTAACTGTTTTGCTTGTATAACTTATTATTTCATCCTGAACTCTGAATCTACCATTTAACTCTGGCCATCCTAAAGTACTATCAACTGTGATCGTTGTAAAGTCTAATCTTGCAGGTACATCCGATGCAATAGTAGTTTTGTAGGGTGTTACAAAGGTTCCTGAAGAATTATTAGTATCTACATCAATTTCATAGATTTCTCCATCAGCAGTGAAAACTTTTTGAACACCTTTAACGTAAATACGTGCTTCGTTGACATATGGGTCACTTGGATCATTTTCCTGATATAAAACTTCGCCAACTAACTCTGTAGGGTCTCCACTAACTGCTGTAGCACGAATTACCTCTCTATTAGTGAAGAATGCATCCGATGGTTTGAAGATTCTGTCTCTTGGGTATGTAATTTCTGATTCTACGCCAAAAAGTGTTCTTAAAACAAACTGAAAAGACCTAGTTGTGCCTTTTGACGAATAAAAGTCCTTAATTCGCTTAATTACAGTAGATTCAGTAACTCCATCTGCAAAATTCTTTGGATAAGTGGACAAATACTGATCTTTGAACTGTCCCAACATGAAAATTGGGAAAATATTGTTCAAGTTGATAACTTTTGCCCCTAGAGCATGTTCTGCAGCAGTTGTTTCGGCAAAAACGTACTGACTCACGTCCCCAACCGCTTTTACTGCATCAATTCCCCTTGAACAGTCGTTAAAAATGGTTTGTCCCTTGTTTTGGTAATAAATGATCTCATCATCTATCATCAAAAGACCTTCATCGGGAAAATCACGAGTTGAAGTAACGTCAACAGTTGTAGAAGTAGTTGACATTGAAGAAATTAAGTCAGTTTCAACAACTAAATCTCCGTAATTGTCAATATTGTAATAATCACCCCAGTTATTAACAATATCAAAACAATATCCCCTTAGTTCTTGTGATTTATAATATGCCTTAACAAATTCTATAAACGTAGGATATTGATCCTGAATAAATGACGCAAACTGTCCAGGAATATTATGAGATATTTGTGATCTAGATTCAGCGGTAACCTCAGACGGTACAGGTTGAGTTGTAACCGTCGTGGTTGGTGTAGTCCACTGACCGACCTTCCAAGATGATTGATTAGTTGCCATTCTTGTTAACTATAACTGGACTCTGGTATAACTCCCGTACCAGAAAGATTTGAACCACTACTGATAGTGTCTTCTACAACATTAACAGTCGTATTATCTATACCTAATGTCAAATAGGTCTCTCGTAAAGAAATAAGGTCATTAGATTCTGGAATTGCACTAAGTTGTAGTATATTACCAGAAGCAATTGTTGATGTAATCACCAAATCGTTAATAACAATTTCTCCCATAGAATAATCAACAGTACCCCAAGAACCTCCAATGTATTCTTTTTCACCACTTCCCTTGATGTAGTAAAGTCTCAACAAACCTGCACCATCATCATTGAGGAAATAAGTATTAATTGTATCACCAGAAATAGCAAATCCTGAAGAGGAAACAGTAGGTTGTGTGGACGTTCCTTGGTTAATGCGGTTACCATAACATATCTTATAGTTCACTCGTGCGTTCAGAGTCACTATAACGTTCTTTCTCATCTTGAGACGAGTGATATTTGAAGTAATTGAGTTGTCTGCACTATCAATTATACTCTGAAGCTTAGAATATTTGAATTTTCCACCAAATTTATTAAATTCAGATCCAGTATTAAGTGCAATTAATGTAGCAAGCACCGCATTTTTGATTTGAGATGCATCTTTACGTGTAATATTAGGGTTAAAGTAGATAAAACTGTCAATATCAATGTATAAAACAGATGGATCAATGATTGTAGGTTGAACTGCTGCTACAGAATACTCTCTGAGCTTCTTTAATACCACATTTTTCTCCGAAAGAGACAATTTATCTGCATTTTTTGGTTTGATTGCCAAAAATACCTTACCAAATTCAGGAGGTTCCGCTTCTTCACCACCATAACAAGCGATTGAAGCTACGTTTGGGTAAATATTCGGGATAATTGCTTCATAATCTTGCGTAGAAACTGCTCTACCGAACGCAGAATAGAATTTTGGTGCGGAAAACTTGA